AATAAACTAATATCTGTTATGTTTTGACAATTACTTAAATTTAATGTATGAACATTATTTAATAAACTAATATCTGTTATGTTTTGACAATTACTTAAATTTAATGTATGAACATTATTTAATGAACTAATTTCTGTTATGTTTTGACAATAATTTAAATTTAAAATATGAACATTATTTAATTTATTAATATCTATAATGTTTTGACAATAATTTAAATTTAATGTATGAACGTTATTTAATATATTAATATCAATAATGCTTTGACAATGATCTAAATTTAAACATACTTGTAATTTTGAATTAAATATTTTACTTAATATTTTTTTTCTTAAAACAGGGTCATTATAATATAATAATGAATATGTATTATTTAAATTATAATATTTATATCGTAGTAATGTTTTACAGGTATAATATAAATTATTTATATCATTTATATTGTAATATAATATCTCTATTATACTATTTGTACTCATGTGTAAATTATTATAATAGTAAAAATCATAATAAAAATATTTATCAATTTTTAATAATAAATAAATTTTATATATAATAAGCTTTTATTATTGTATTATATAATGACAGCCACGTAAATATAATGAATATACATTATCTAACATCATTAGTATTACTTAAATTTAAAGTACGCACATTACCTAACATACTAACATCGTTAATATTATCACAACCACATAAATTTAAAGAATCTACATTACTTAACGCACTAACATTTATGATATTATTACAATTACTTAAATTTAAAGTATGAACATTACCTAACGCACTAACATCAATGATTTCACAACAACTTAAATTTAAAGTATGAACATTACCTAACATACTAACATCTATTATATTTTCACAACAACTTAAATCTAAAGTATTAACATTACCTAACATACTAACATCTATTATATTTTCACAATCGCTTAAATTTAAAGTATGAACATTACCTAACATACTAACATCTATTATATTTTCACAACAACTTAAATTTAATGTATGAACATTACCCAATGCAAGTACATTTATTATATTTTCACAATCGCTCAAATTTAAAGTATGTACTGTACCTAATTTACTAACATCAATAATATTAGTATTAAAACTTAAATCTAATGTATGTATTGTACCTAATTTACTAACATCAATAATATTAGTATTACTTAATTCTAAAGTATGAACACGACCTAACATACTAATATCAATAATTTTTACACAACCACTTAAATCTAATGTATGTACTGTACCTAACATACTAACATCAATGATTTTTACACAACCACTTAAATCTAATGTATGTACTGTACCTAACATACTAACATCAATAATATCACAACCACCCAAATTTAAATTATGAACATTACCTAATGCACTTATATCTTTTATTTTTATACACCCTTCTAAATTTAAAGTATATGCATTACCTAACATACTCACATCTTCAATATTTGTATAACTTACATTTAAATTACGAACATTGCATAACATATCAACCTTTTTAATATTAGTACAACATAAATTTAAAGTATGTATATAATATAATGAACTTGTATCAGTTATATTTGAAAAACTTAAATTTAAAGTATGAATATTATATAACGAACTTGTGTCTGTAATGTTTTTACATGCTGATAAATTTAAAGTATGTATATTATTTAATATACTTGTATCTATTATATTACAATTATTTAATGTTAATGATAACTGTAATCTAGGATTAATTACCTTACTTTGGATTTTTTTTCTAAAAGATAAATTATTATAATATTTTTTAGAGAAAAAATTATTTAATTTGTAATATTTATATTGTCTGTATTTTTTATTTGTTTCAAATAAATTATCAATATCACCAATATTATAGGAAAGTATGTCAATTATATCGCTTATATTCATTATATATTATTAATAAATTATATTAATAATATATATATTTCAATTTTTTAAAAACCATACCCAAGATTTTATAATAAATGATTTAGAAAATAAATGATTTATTTTCTAAATATTAATAATGGGTTGTTTTGATATATTATGCATATTATGCGGAAATACTTGTCGTTCAATAATATATAATGATAATAACTATCTTAATTTAAATGAATCAGATTTTAGACACTTTAAAAAAACAACAGATTGGTTGTATAAATGCACAATATTAACTACTAATAATGAAATAATTCATAATTGTCGTGAAGTAAGTTGTAATGTTGATTTTGTAGCTCCTAATAAAAATAAATATATCGCTAGTTTAGATTATAAATTTTCATATCCATCAACAAAAAATAAAGGATTATTTGTCCATGATGATTGTTTTTTATATATGAAAAATAAACATCAAATTGAATTAAAATTTTCAGATTTAGCAATTTCTAAAAAAATATCATGGAAACCACAATCTTTTATAAAGTATGAGAATATTGAAACATATTGGAAACAAGACTTTGATTATGTATCAATAATTAAAGATAATAATATTTGGATGTGTACGTCGCCATTAATATCAGATAAAAATGGAAAACGTATCGACAATATAATTAAACAAATGAAAATAAAGAAAGATAGAAAAGCACCATCTTTATCTGCATCATTTTATAAATCTGGTATTATTAAGTTTGGTAATAATAACAAATTTTGGAAAATAAATCATGGAAAATGGATTGAAATGAAAGGAGAAATAAAAATTAAAAAAGTAGAACTAGAAATGATACATTATAAATTCCCACAATTAGGAGAAACTAATACAAAACCAATATTTATTAAAAATTTTATAACTGAAAATAAAAAACATTATGTTACAATTATTAGTTTATTAAGTTAGCATCAATCAAGGCTTTTGATGATGTTCTATTATGTTCTACTAGTTTTTGTACTTTACTATGTTGTACTTGACCTAATACTAGTTTTATAAAATCATCAAGCATCATGTAATAAAGAGCATCTGTTTCATTATCTTTGACTCCGCGTCTATTATAATCTAGAAAAACTTCAGTACTATGTATAATAAATATGTTTGTTATGCTATTATTATAATGTTTTCTTTTATTAGATGAAATTTTTGTAATAAGGGTCGGGTTAATTGTAAATGAAGTTTCTTCACTAAATTCACGAAACGCACAATATAAATCTGAGGTGTCACTTGATTCCCTTCTTCCACCAGGGATCATCCACTCTTGTTTTTTACTATCCTTAACTAATAATATGCGTTTTGTATTGGTCTTTATATTATTGGTAATTAATATAATAGCAGCATTATTTGATTTTGTCTTAGATTTTAAATAATAATCTACATTGTGAGGTTGTCGTTCTTGTGCATCTCTTTGTTGTCGTTCTTGTGCAAATTGTCGTTCTTGTGCATCTCTTTGTTGTCGTTCTTGTGCAAATTGTCGTTCTAGTTGTCGTGCATCTTGTGCAAATTGTGCATCTTCTAAATCTCTTTGTGTATGTCGTTGGGGTGCATCTCTTTGTTGTCGTTCTTGTGCAAATTGTCGTTCTAGTTGTCGTGCATCTTGTGCAAATTGTGCATCTTCTAAATCTCTTTGTGTATGTCGTTGGGGTGCATCTCTTTGTTGTTGTGTATCTCTTTGTTGTTGCAGTGCATCTATTTGTTGTGCATCTATTTGTTGTGCATCTCTTTGTCGTTGTTGTTGCAGCACAACTATTTGTTGTTGTTGTGCATCTATTTGTTGTTGTTGTGCTTCATCTTGTGAAAATAGAATTCCCATATATACATAATTAGATATTTATTAAACTTAACTTTTTTATATCATTTTTTTAATAATTAAATTAGATATATATCTTGCATTACTACTTTTTATTTTTTTACAAGGTAATATATCCCATATTGTATTATTATTATGGATTTTTTTAATATTATAATCAGCAAATAATTGTGATCTATGTATAATAAATATTCTTGTTGTGGTGATTAATATAATAGCAACATTCAGTTACATAGTACTGCTCAAGGTGTGTAATGTTGTTGTTGTAGTTGTCGTTGTTGTTCATAATATAGTTGTTGTTGTTCATAATATAGTTGTTGTTGTTGTTGTTCATAATGTAGTTTTTGTTGTTGTTCATAATGTTGTTGTTGCACTTCTGGAGATTCATTTTGTGAAAATATACTTCCCATATATACATAATTAGATATTTATTAAACTTTTTACGAAAAGAAAAAATATTATCAAGTATTAAATTAATTTACAATCTTAACTTTTTCATATCATTTTTTTAATAATTAAATCAGGTATATATCTTGCATTACTACTTTTTATTTTTTTTACTCGATGATGCGATACACCATGTAATATATCCCATAATGTATTATTTTTTAAATAAATTAGAGCATCTGTTTCCTTATTATGGATTTTTTTAATATCATAATCAGTAAATATTTGTGAGCTATGCATAATAAATATTCTTGTTGTAGAATTATTTGAATGTTTTCTTACAATTGATACTAAGTTTGTAATATATTTTAAATTAATTGTAAATGAAGTTTCTTCTCGAAATTCACGTAAAGCACATTCAAAATCTAATTCATTATGATTTCTTTTTCCTCCTGGAATCATCCACTCTTTATTTTTGGAATCACGAACAAATAATACACGTTTATTATTTGTTACAAATAAAATAGCTGCATTAGTAGATAATTGATTTGTCATATGTATTATATATTAGGTTTAAAAATATATAATGAATAAATAAATTAACACATCTTATAATAACAATCAACGCAAATAATACAATCTGATAAAGACCTGTGATCTTGAATAACTTCTTTATTATATATATATTTATATAATTCAATTAATTTTGGATATTTAGATGTTTTCATAAATTGTTTTCCTAATTCCATTGTACATAATTTATTTCTTGATTTAATTTGGTCAAATAATAAAATATTATTAATTCTATATGCTTCAGATAATAATATTTTCATATCAAAATTAATATTATGACATATTATTGTGTCTATATTTTTTAAATCATCTAAAAAGTGATCTAATACTTTTTTTATTGGTAATCCTTTTGTTGTTGCATCTTTTGTTGTTATTCCATGAATACGTTCATTTGTAATTATAAAGTTATCAGGAATAACTAATGATGAATATTCATTAATTTTTTTACCATTTGGATCATATATTAAATATCCAAGTTCTACAAGTCTGGCATTATTAAATTTAGAGATATTAGTTGGATCATTTGATGCTGGAAAACCTGTTGTTTCTGTATCTAAAAACATTATATTTCCACATATTTTATTAGGATTTTTTATACCTACTAATAAAAAATGCTTTTTAGATTCCACATATTCATCTGTTATAATAGTTATATTATTTAATTGTTTTTTTATTTCATTATAATTAATATTATAATCCCTAATTATAATATAACCATAATCTGATATTGTTTCAATGATATTGTCTAAACCATCTGTACATTTATAAAATATACAAACATTAAAATTATCATTATTAAATATAAAGTTTTTATTAGGTTTAAAATGATCTTTTATAATATTCTCACCATTCCCTATAAATAATATTTTTAAATAATTATCTATATGAGACTCTAACCAAGTAATTATTTTTTTTAATGTATATTTACTCGATGTTATCTTATTTAATGTCTCGTCATAATTTCCATATAATTCATTGGTTAATGTATAAATATTATTATTTTTTAATAAATATTCATTTTTATGCAACATTATTATTCTTGTATCAGTCATTAATTTATTATAATTATATAACTAATATTATTTTATATCAATTTTTAATAAACTAATGAAAATATTCACCTTTATGATAGGATAAAAATAATTTTTCCAGGTATAAAATTGATAAAGCTATAATATGATTTATTGATATTTATTATTAATTTAATATATATATATATATATGACAGAAATCGATTATAAACAAAAATATTTAAAGTTCAAAAAAAAATATTTGGATTTAAAATTTAAACAACAAGGTGGTGGTGATAAATATAAATGTGTCAACCCAAATGCTTCATTACTAAAGAATGTTTGTATAAAAGATATTCATGGTTTATATGAAAACGAAGTAAAATGTGCAATGGATTGTCTTAAAAAAAAAATACATCAAGATTTATCTGTTAAGACTCTAGTTAAAACGAGTAAATTTGATAGGAGTAAATTTGATATGAGTAAATTTGATATGAGTAAATTTGTTATGAGTAAATTTGTTATGAGTAAATTTGAAACGAGCGAAGTTGATAATTGTATTATAGTAGGGCAAGGTGAAATTGCTTTAACAGATTCTGAAAATAAATCATATATTTTAACTACATTCGGTTTGGGTCCTTGTCATTGTTTAATTATATATAATACTGAAAATAAAAAAGGGATTTTAGCACATATTGATTCGTTAAGCAAACTAAATATATTACATAATGTATTTACATATATTGATATTAAACAAATTTCAGATGTAAATATATATATTATAAGTGGGGATGGCGATGGGTATAATAACACTTTGGAAAAAATAAAAGATAAACTAAAAATTCTTGGATTACTTGATAAAATCATTTATACAAATATTGGAGAAGGTGTCTCACGAGCTAGTATAAATACACTTACAGGTGAATTTTCGACAACAAAATTATGTAAAGGATACCAATATACAAAATTTACAATACCAATCACGAGGGAACGAGAACTAAAAAAAATATACGGTTTTGATAATTTTATAGATTTTCATGAACAATCTTGGTATAATACTCCTGATTATGAAAATGGAGTAATAGATGGTTCAAATAAACTAGAACCAGAAAAAATATACGATTATCCCCAAGAGTCACGTGGTAATTTATTTGAAAATTATACAGCATTACTACCTGAACAACAAGAACTTTTGAATTTATCTAAAAAGTTTGCAAATAAAGTAGTTGGACAAAGGAAACAAGACGGACCATTTTTTTTTGTTATATCAGGATCACCTGGTATAGGTAAAACCCATTTAAGTGTATCAATATCAAAATATGTAAGCGATTATGGAAAAAAAGTTATATTCATAAATTCTAAGACAATTAGCAATATCTTTCAATATTATGAAGGTAAATATATGAATGCACATTTTGATAACTGGGTGAAAGATAAAGATTTAATAATTATGGATGATATTAATAACATTTATGGAATTCAACAATTATTTTTTGAGGAAGCATTTAAATACACATGCTTAAATGGAAAAGCATTATTAATTACAAGTAATATAGATGTAAATAAACTATTTGAAAAATTGTATCCAGTAGATTTTAATATAAATTGTGTTAAAATATTTTCAAGTCTTGTTAAAAAAAGTAAAAGAAAACCATGGACAACATCTATATTAGATTTAGAAAACTCATGGCAAAAACTATGTGATTATTCAGGTGAACAAGCTTCAGGAATATTAATTTTACAAGAGGATGATAGAGAATTATTACAATATTATGAAGATGAATATAAAAAATGCAATAAAAAAGAAAATATTAAGATTAGAAAAACAGGAAACCCAATGAAAGTTAAACCATGGGGGGTATCTGTTGACGATTTATATGTTGATAATGCACATTTATCTGATGTTGTTATTACAAAAGTTTTTAACAGGGACGAAATAGACCAATTTTGTGTGTTGATACATATCGCACATAATCATGGCATAAAATTAATTGTATTAATTAAATCTATCGATGATTTTACAACACTTTTGAATAAAAAACTAAATTTTTTTTTAGATGTGGATGAAAATATTCGCCTTTATGATAGGATAAGAATAATTTTTCCAGGTATAAAATTGAAAAAGGTATTAAGGACTATGAAGACATATTCGCCTTAATGATAGGATAAGAATAATTTTTCCAGGTATAAAATTGATAAAGGTATTAAGGAATATTAAGAAATATTAATTTTACAAGAGGATAATAGAGAATTATTACAATATTATGAAGATGAATATAAAAGATGAATATAAAAGATAAATATAAAAAATGCAATAAAAAAGAAGATATTAAGATTAGAAAAACAGGAAAACCAATGAATGTTAAACCATGGGGGTATCTGTTCACGATTTATATGTTCATAATGCACATTTATATGATGTTGTTATTACAAAAGTTTTTAACAGGGACGAAATAGACCAATTTTGTGTGTTGATACATATTGCACATAATCATGGCATAAAATTAATTGTATTAATTAAATCTATTGATGATTTTACAACACTTTTGAATAAAAAACTAAATTTTTTTTTAGATGTGGATGAAAATATTCGCCTTTATGATAGGATAAAAATAATTTTTCCAGGTATAAAATTGATAAAAAGATGATTTATAAAAATTGAAATATTTATTATTAATTTATTATTTAATATATATTTAATGACCATTTTAAAGATTATTTATGATAATTATGAATTCGATATTGAAGTTGTTGGTGCACAAATTAATATCAAACTAACTAATACAGAACTTTTAGATTTCTATATTGGAACAATCAATGAAGATGAAATTAGTGTAAAACCTATAAAGAAATTTATATCAATGATTAAAAATGCATTATCAAGAGTACCTAATTATAGTGTTATTATTAATTCTAAAACAACACAACTTGTTTGTTGTTTTAATTATAGCAATGAAATGATTGATATTGAAGAATCGATTCTTTTTATTAAAGTAGATGATCAAAAATCAAAAGAATTATTATTAATTAAGCGTGTTAAAGAACTTTCTGAACGGACAACTCCTGTTTTGGGTTATCGTGATTTTGGTGAAATGATGATTTTTTGATATTAATAGTAAGATTCTTGATTTTACAACATTTGATGATTTTAAAAGACATCCCAATTTTAAAGATTATAATAAATTTAAAAAAGTTACAAAAATTATTATGAGTACTGATTCAAAAGTTCTTTGTCATGAATTGGGTGAAGATTTTTTAACTAAAAAATTTGAATGTGGGTGTTGTGTTAAAACTGCAAACCCTGCTGAAGCTACTTCCACTGCAGCTATTTTTGCATTTGCATCCATATCCGCATGTGCTGCCACCACTGCTACTGCTGCCACCACTGCTACTACAACTGCAACAACCACACTCAGGTGTTTATTACATAGTGGACTACCTATCACAAACCTTTTTAATACAATAAATCATTTTAATCATCCATCAGTATATTTACCATCAGTTACCGAAGTTCAAGTATATTGTTCTCCTTATTATAATCTTGAGTCATGGTTTACAAAGTTTGGTTCTCTACCAAATCTAGAAAAACTAACTCTAACTTTAAAGGATAACACTGGTTTTAAAACTGCATTTTTAGATATTCATAGTATGGTATCAACTAGTC